GACTGTGGCTCAGAAGAAGAAGGTTCGAATCCTTCATTTCACCCAAAATAAAACTATGGAAATTTTTAATATTGTTAATGACCAACCAGTAGTAACTCCAGAAGGATTATATATTCCAGAGTTAAGAAATATTTGGATTAGAGATAATAGTCCAAATAAATTAAAAGCTCAATCTGAGTTAGCTACAATTTATCATTTAGTAGACCCAAGAAGTGCTTATGCTAAACAAGCTGATGTTGATAGATATAAACTAGTAGCAGGAGATTATATGGGAGATGAAAACTGGACTCCAGATGATGAAATAAAAGATGCGATGGAGAAATATCGTATTCTTTTAGTAGGTCCAGCTATGAAGTTTTACATCTCTCTAAAAAAAGGTCTAGATGCTTTATCTGAATATATAGGTAATACTACAGTAAGAGGAGGTAAGGATGGAAACTTAACTCAAGTATTAGCTGCTATTGAAAAAGGTGAGAAGATTTTATCAGCATTAGAAAAAGCAGAGAAAGTTGCTAATAGAGAAGTTCAAGCAACTGTTGCTAAATTAAAAGGTAATGCTAAATTTGGTCTCATCCACAATGATATGATGAGATGAGAACAGTAATTGAAGGTGTTAGTCCTCAAGTAGCATTAAGATGGAACTCTATTTTAGATGAAATTCCAGAAAGTATACATGATAGAGTAACAGATTTATCACTTAGAAACCCTGTAAAAAACTCAGGATTACCCTATTATTATTTTACAAATAGTTCTTTATTTACTCCTGCAGCTAATACATTTAGAGAAAGTGAAGCTAATACTCCAAGAGGTGGAACTCCATCCTATACTCCTTACTTAGAAGGAACTACAGCCTGGAAACAATTTTGGAGACAAGAACATGACAGATGTATTCATGGTTATGAACCTGAAATAGATGGCGTTCCTTGTGGTATAAGAATTACTGGTGAACATTATTACTATTTAAATTATTGTAGAATTGTTCAAAAATATGAAGACCCAGTAACAGGAAAGGTAACTAAAAGAGAAGATTTTCCTGAGTTTTTATCAATGGACTTTTACTGGTTTCATATGCTTGAAAGAGCTGAAAACCCAGAAAGATTTGGTTTAAGCACATTTGATAAACGTCATATTATCATGGCTAAGGCTAGACGTAAAGGTTGGTCTTATAAAAATGCTGCTGGTGCAGTTTATGTTTATTCATTTGTTCCTAATGGTAAAGTTGTAATTGGTTCTCAATTTGGTGATAAAGGTAGAATTACTTTCAACATGGCAATGACCATGATTGACTTTTTAAATAAGTATACTGAATTTGGTCAACCTTGGGTTCAAAGAAGACAAACTAAAAATGACTGTTTTATTTTATCTGGAGCTGAAGAAGATATAGATGGTGTTAAAACTTATAAAGGTATTAGAACATCTATTGAAACAGTATCCTTTAAAGATAAACCTGATGCTGCAGCAGGTCTTTATGCAACACGCTTCTTGTTTGAAGAAGCAGGTCAGATTGAACAATTAAAATCTGCCTTTGAGTTTTCTGAACCAACACTTAGAGATGGTGATTTCTTAACAGGAATTGCTATTATCTATGGAACTGGTGGTGATATGGAAAAAGGTGCAAAAGAATTTAGTGAAATGTTCTATAAACCAAAAGAACACGGTTTAATGGATTTCGAAAATATCTACGAAGAAGGAGAAAGTAGTGGATTTTGTGGATGGTTTGTAGATGATATGTGGTTTAGACCTGGTGAAATTACCATAGAAGGTAAAAAATATCAAGCAGTAGATGAAAATGGTAATGCTCATAGATGGGTTGCAGAAATAACTCTTGATAAAGAAAGAGAAGTTAAAAAGAAATCATCAAGGGAAACTTACTCTACGTTTGTAACTCAAAGATGTAAAACTCCTGCAGAAGCGTTCTTAATAGTTCAAGGTAACGTATTTCCTGTTGCTGAATTACAAAGTATCTATTCTAAAAAACGTGCTCATAATGAGTTTAACTTATTAGGTAGAAATGGTAAATTAGTAGATACTTTAGGTATTACAAGATTTGTTCCTGATTTAAGAGGAGATTTATTTGCAATAGATAGTTATCCAATTAGAACAGAAAGAAGTAAAGATGGTTGTGTAATACAATATGAAGCACCTAGAGAAATAGAAGGATTTATACAACCTGGTGCATATGTAGTTTGTATGGACCCAATTGATATTGATGATGAAGGTGCTGAATCTTTATGTGCTATTTATGTTCTTAAAACAATGAAATATGCACCTATAATTGGTGGAGATGAAATTGTAATGGAGTATGTAGGTAGACCAAAAGAAGATACAATTGATACATGTAATAGAATTGCATTTATGATGTGTAAATATTATAATGCTAAATTATCACATGAAAATGATAGAGGTGGAAAAGTAGTATCAGATTTCTTTATTAAAAATAATGCATATCATATGCTTCTTAAACCACCTGCTAGAATGGTATCTGGACATATTCAAAATTCCAGAACACTTCTAAGAAAAGTAGGACACTCAATGTCATCTCCTCAAATGAAAGAATTAGGTGAAATCTATTTAAAGAGATGGTTACTTACAATTAGAGGATATAACAATCAAGGAGTAGAAGTAAGAAATATGGATTTAATTCCATCAAAAGCACTATACGAAGAATTAATCATGTATAATAGACTTGGTAACTTTGACCGTGTATTAGCTCTTATGGGAGGAGTATTACAAATGCAAGAATTGTTCAACGAATTTAAAGAAGAAAATTCAGACCCTAAAGAAACAATGGGTAAATGGTTTTCTGATAGAATACAAAAATAATGTTATTTAACTCATTACCAAAACAAAGAATCTCTTTTAAAGAGAAAGGAAAACAATGGAGAATTGATTGTATGGATTATCTTTGCACTCATGCTAATAACCATTATATTCATGACTTTAAAAGAATGGTAGATAATTATAATCTACATAACAATATTATTAATCAAGAAGATTTTCAAAAGTATGTAGACCCTCTTGGTTTAGATGCAGGACAAGGTAAAGACTTTGTTCAAGCTTTTAATAAAACACATAATAAAATCCAAGTTTTACGTGGTGAAGAATTACGTAGACCTTGGAATTATCATGTAATAGATTACTCTAGAAATGCTACTAATGAAGTAATTAGAGAAAAACAAAGAGAATATCGTAAATATTACAAGAATGTTATAGAGACTGAAATACAAAAAGTTTCTGTAAGATTACAAATGGAAGCTCAGATGATGGCTGGCAAAATGTCAAAGACAGATGCTAACAGAGCTTATGAGCAAATACTTCAACAATTACAAGCTAAAGAACAAGAAGTATTAAATCCTGAAGCAATTGAAAGAAAATTTAAAAGTTATAAGACAAGTAAAGAAAAATTAATGTCTAAACTTTTAAGAAGTGAAACAGCTAAACTTGCAGTTAGACATAAAAAAAATGAAGCATTCTTTGACTTGAATGTTGCAGGTATTGAGGCTGTATTAGCTACTATTGTTAATGGTGAACCATATATAGAAATTTTAAATCCTCTTGGTATTGCTTATCATAAATCACCAGAAATTCAATTTTTTCAAGATGGTGACTATGTAGTATACAAAAGAGAAATGTCATTAGGACAAATCTTTGATTTATATGGAGATGATTTAGCAGAAAAAGACTTAGAAAGAATTAACGAAAGGTTAATGAATGTCTTTGGTATTAATGCTAAAATGATGTCTCCTGATGGGGAATCTCCTTCTCACTGGGACCAGCTTAATCAAAGAAGAATGCATGATTACTTCCAACTACAGACAGTTCCTTTTAGTGGAGGTTATGGACAAGATAACTCAAGAGATAGATTCTTAGTTGTTTATACAGCTTTTTGGAAATCATATAGAAAAGTAGGATTCTTATTTTGGGATGATGAAGATGGTAAAAAACAATCTACATTAGTTCCAGAAGAGTTTCCTATTCCAGAAAATGCTAAAACTGTTAAAATGACTGGAGATTTTTACAATAAGAAAACAAAGTATGTTTGGACAGATGAAGTAACTGGTTTTAATTATCAATTACTTTGGGAATATATTCCTGAAGTATGGGAAGGGACTAAATTTTCTAATGATATTTATCTAAATATTAGACCTTATCCTTATACTAAATTTTCTTTAGAAAATCCTTTTAGATGTAAGTTACCTATTTTTGGAACAGCATTAAATAACAGAAACTCTGTTATTACTGCTCCAATGGATAGAATGAAACCTTGGCAAAGACTTTACTTACTTGTAATGTCTAAGTGGTTAAATCTTATTACTCAAGATAAAGGTATGATTCAATTATTAAACTTATTAATGATTGACAAAGATTTAGGTCCTGAAAAGACAATGCAATATGCTGTAGAATTAGGTTATTTACCTTATAACCCATTATCTAATGCAGAAGGAGCAGGAATAG